CGGGGCCCAGGGGTTCAGAGGAGGCTTCTTAGGCCCCGTCCCCCACCGCCCCCGCAGACACGATCTCCGCGGACAGCGGCTCGCCGCCGATAGTGGAGATGCTGATCTCCAAGGACCCGTCGGGGCGCTTGTGCAGGGCGCGCTCGTTCCACTTCTGGTTCGCAGCAGGGCCGCCTGGGTGCCATGCGTCGGTGCGGGTGAGCCAGTGGAAGCCGAAGGCCTCCACCGGCGTCTGCCCGTAGTCCTTGTAGGGCTCAATGAGGGGCATGTCTCACGCCTCCCGGCGGATGATGACCGTGTCGTCGTCGGTGCCTGCCGGGACCGGGTCGTTGGGGCCGAGGACCAGCAGCTTGCCGGCCTGGCCAGAGCCCGCACCGGCAGCCGGGGCAGCCTTCTTCAGGGCCTCGACCTGAGCCTTCAGGTCCTCCACCTCCAGCGCGAGGCCGAGGGTCCCACGAATCCAGGACGAGGTCAGCTTGATCAGCTGCTCCGACGGCGGGTTCGCATACGGGTTACCGACAGGCTCCCACTGGCCTCCACGGTTCGGGTCCTCCACCAGGACACCATCAGTGATGTAGGCGTGGCCGATGGGGAGAGTGTCAAGCTTCTCGAAGACCTGACGGTAGTTGTCCTTGGTGACGCCGTGGATGACGGCCCACCACTTCTCCGACGGGTAGGAGCGCATATGGTCCGGCAGAACCGGAGCGTTGGCGTCCTCGTTGAGGAACTTACCGGCGTCCTGCTCGAACATCATCGCGGTGTCGAAGTCCAGGGCGCACATCTCCGGGCTCATGTTCGAGCCTGCGTTGACCACGATGTAGAAGCTCTGACCATACTGCTCGCGGATCGCCGCGATCAGGTCCTTGTACCACTGGACTCGGCCAGCCTGGGCGCCCCAGCCGTTGATCGTCTCGTCCAGGAACACTCCCTGCGCGACGTCGCCGTACTGCTCGGTGAACTTGGCGATCTGCCCGAGGATGTACTCCTTGGTGTACTTGTCGGGGTTCGGTACGCCGTTGCGGGCAGGGTCGTTAGAGGGCAGCGAGGCGACGCCGTACTGAGTCTTCACGTAGAAGACTGCGCGCCTAGCCCCGGCGGCGAGGGCTCGCGAGGCCTGCTTGCCGAAGTCCTCGTTCTTCTCGTCCCAGTTGCCGGAGTCCTTGTTCAGGATGACGATGCCGAGCGTGCCGGCGGCCTTGAGTGCCTTCGCCCACTTCGAGGTGCCTTTGGCCTCGTCGTAGTAGTCGGGCCAGTAGTAGGTGACCGGAGAGGAGTAGCGCTCACCGGAGCGGAACGGCGGCGCGACGGCCTCCGCAGCCGCCTCCGCGGCCTGCTTCACCTTAGCCAGGGCCTCGGTAGTGGCGTAGGCACTCAGGGCGTCCGGCTGGACCGCGGTAGCGGCCTTGGCGGAGGCCTCCGAGACCTTGGCGTCCGTGGCGCTCAGGGCGTCCTTCGTGGCGTACTTCCCATCAGCGTCGGCGGTCGTCAGGTAGCCCGACAGGTCGACCTTCCCGCCGGCCTGAGCCTGGGCGAGGTCTGCCTTGGTGGCATAGGCCTTGGAGGCGGCGTCGGTGGTCAGGTACGGGGACAGGTCGGGAGCAGCGGGGATAGCGGAGCGCACCCCCTCAACGTCGGCCTTGGTCGCGTAGGTGGCAGTCGCGGCCTCGGTGGTGAGGTAGCCAGAGAGGTCCTGAGCCTCGGGGATGGCCGCCCGGACTGCGGTCACCTCTTCTTTGGTGGCGTAGGTGGTCGACGCCTCAGCCTTCGGCAGGAGGTCTGTGAGGGCGGAGGCGTCCGCCTTGCCCTGCACGGAGGTCTCCAAAGATGAGATCTTCGACGACAGGCCGGCGACCGGGGCGGTGGCCGAGGTCAGGGCCTCCTTGGTCGCGTAGGTCGATGAGACCGCCTCGGAGGTGGCGTAGCCGGTCAGGTCAGCCTTGGCGGCGTAGGTGTCGGCGGCCTCACTCTTCGGAAGCGCCGCGTCGGCCTTGGCGGAGACCGGGGCCAGGGCGGATGCCTTGGCGTAGCCGGAGAGCTCGGCCTTGGTCGCGTAGTCGGCCAGCTGGGCTGACTTGACGTAGCCAGACAGGTCCGGGATCTTCCCGTCTCCGGCGAGCTGAGCGTTGGTCAGCTCCTCCTTGGTGGCGTAGGTCGTCGCGGCGGCGCGTTGGGGGGGGGCGGCGGCGGGGTCCCCCTGCCCCGGGCCCCCCTCGCCGGCGAGCGAGGCCGGGGCGAAGGTCGAGGTGGCCAGGGTCTTGTAGGAGTCGAGGTCCTTCTTGGTGGCGTAGGTCTCCGCGGCCGACGTCGGGGTCAGGTAGCCGCTCAGCGACTCCTTGGTGGCGTAGGGGCTCAGGTCCGGAGCGGAGGAGGCCACCTCAGCCTTCGTGGCGTAGGTGGTCTGAGCATCGGCTGAGGTGAGGTAGGGGGCGAGGGCACTCATCGGGGCCGCGGCGTCGGCGGTGGCCTTGACCTGATCGATGCGCTGGCCGAGGGCGGTGTCGGCGGCGGTCATCTCGGCCCTCGTGGCCAGGTGCGACAGGTCAGGGGCCTCGCCCTTTCCGCCCAGCTGGGCGTTGGCCAGGTCGCTCTTGGTGGCGTAGACGCCGGCGGCCTCCGTCTTGGGAAGGTAGTCTCCTAGGGAGGCCTTGGTGGCGTAGGTCTCGGACACCGCTGCCGAGGTCGGGTAGGCGGCCAGATCCTCACGGGTCACGGCGGCGTCGGCCTTTCCCGAGACGGTGGTGACGGTCGAGGTCAGGGAGTCGATGCGGGTCCCCAGCGCCGAGTCGGCCGACTGCATCTCGGCCTTGGTGGCGTAGGACGACAGGTCGGGCGCCTGCGCGACCCCGCCGAGCTGGGCCTGGGCAAGGGCCTCCTTCGTCGCGTAGGTGGCCTCCGCCGTGGCGGCCGGGAGGGCGGCCTCCGCCGTGGCCTTGACGGCGTCGATACGGGCACCAAGGGCGGCGTCGCCCTGAGTGCTCTCCTCCTTGGAGGCCAGAGAGCCGGCCTCACTCCTCGTCAGGAAGCGCTGATCAGCGCCCTCGCGGCTGTACCAAGTGAGATCGGCCACTGCCTCTACCTCCAGGTGAGAATTCCATTGCCATGGTCTATGATTTCGCCCCTGTGGAGCGCCCCCAGGATCCCCGGCTGCCCCGCCTGGCGGACCCCATGCTCCGACGGCGCTGGCGTAGGCGCCGGCGGTGCGGGAGGCTGGGCAGGTCCGGGCCTGGGCGGCTGAGGTGGGGTAGGTACGGTCGCGGCCGTAAGAAGGTCGGCGATGTTCAGGGTCTCGCCGTCGGCCAGGGTCCGGATCGTCCGGATGTGGGCGCCCAGGTCCCCCGGGATATTGAGATCTATCTCATAGTTTCCCGGGGCGATGGAGCCCGTCGGCCCTGCCTGACCTACCAGATACCCGTCAGGGTCGATGCGGAAGGAAGCCCTACCCGCTACGATGTCCCGGGCCGGTAGCGGAGCCCCGAGGCTGGCCGGGGTGAAGGTGATTCGGCCCATACGGCCCAGGCCATCCGGCCCTGCGACGCGCCCGGTGATCGTGGCTGTGGTGGAGGTCATTGGGGCTCCTGACGTAACGGATTGGCATCACCCTTAACCCTATCAATCCGATCGTGCAATGCCTGGACCTCTGTGTAGAGGTGGGACCTATCAGTGCGCGCGTCATTGCGGACCCCCTCGATCTGAGTCTCCATGCGGGACATGCGGGCCTCGAACTGCCGGTCCGACTCTCGAAGGTCGTCCACAGAGGTGACCAGCCGGGCCAGGCTGTCAAGGACCTGGCCGAACTTGGAGTCGAGGTCGTCACGGAGATTCGAGTCGTGGTTGTTGTGAACGCCCTCGGAGGCCGACTCGGCCGCAGCGGCCGCTCTAACCACGTGCACGTTCATCCTGGACATCCTCTCCTCCAGCCGTGACTGCTGCCTCTTGATCGTCATCCTGAGCCAGGTGATGAGGGCCGCCAGCAAAGCAGTCCCCGCCGTGATGACCTCAGGCGAGGCGAGCACGGTGAGGATCGGCGACGAGGACTGCTCCACTGGGATCATGGGGCTACCTCAGCCGGCCAGTCCGGAGACGTGGCGAGGGGTGTAGAGGTCAGCCGTAGCGGTCTCGGCGGTCGGCACGGCGCGGTCGGTCTCCTCCGGCAGGGAGAACGACTTCAGGACCGAGGCCAGGGCCGCGGCACCGGCGATGCCGAGAGCGCCCTTCCAGTCCAGGTCGAAGAGAGAGGACCCGACGGCGAAGGCGCCGACGAGGGACTGCGCGAAGGTGGAGATGCCTCGCTCGGCGAGACCCTCCCAGAACGTCGCGGATGCGTACTTCACATGTGCTCCTTCCATAGGTAAGGGCGGGGACCCGTCTGAGTCCCCGCCCTTAGTGTATCCCTATGAGTCCGTGAGGTACTTATAGGTTACGACGATGTCACGACCTCACCACAGCCGGAAGCTGTTGGCCTTGGAGGCGTTGAGCGCCATCTGAAGGGCCTTGACCGTCGCCTCGCCGAAGTCGCCGTCGACCCAGTCACCGAAGGACCAGCCCGCCGGCACTCCTGGCTTGTTCCAGGCGAGCACTAGGTACTGGAAGACCTTCACCATGGGAGCGTCCCATCCGCGGTCCTCCGGCAGCCTGGTCATGCCGGTGAGCTGCCGGATCGTGGGGGAGGGTACGACCTTGTTGAGGAACCGGCGCAGATTCGCGACGGCGTAGACCTCGTCGTAGCCGACAGCCCCCATGACCGACTTCAGGCGACCGATAGTGGCTGCCCCGTACTCCCCGTCCACCGTGAGCTGAGCCTCGCCAGACGGCTGCGAGGGGGCCGACGCGGAGGCCCCTCCCCCGATCATCCGGTCCCAGGCGGCCCGGTCGCGCAGCCGGTTCAGGTCCAGCGTGCCGGAGTAGCCCGGCAGGCGGCCGTCCTCCGTGTACTGGTGGATGAGCGGCTGTCCCCAGTAGGAGACGTTCGGCACGGCGGGGTCGCTGTAGGAGGACCCGTAGTCCGAGTAGTTCGGTCCGCCGGCGTACCAGAGCGGGTACTGGGAGGCGACCGCGCTCCAGTCGTAGCCGTTGACGGCGGAGCCGTTCATGTAGATGCCCGGAGTGGCGCCGGTCAGTGACTTCACGGTGTCCAGGAAGGTCTTGGCCCAGCCCGGCCCCTGTGCGACGGCGTTAGCCTCCCAGTCGAGCCAGAGCGTGGCCTTGGCCCGGAGAGCGCCGACGGCGGACACGAAGTAGCGGGCCTGAGCAGCCGCGTCGCCCGGACGGGCGAAGTGGTAGAAGCCCAGACGCTTCGAGGCGCCCAGCGTTGCCTGCGCCTGGGAGACCATGTACGGGTTCACGTAGTCGTCGTCCTCGGTCGCCTTTACGATCACGAAGTCGGCCCAGATCGCGGGCACGTTCAGCCCGCCCTGGTGGCTGGAGATGTCGATACCGTGGGCGTGCTGAGGGGCCGACGTCTGGGCGGCCGGACGTGCCGGCGCCGGCGCGGCAGCAGGCTTGATCTGCCCACCCTGCTTCGGGGTGAACGACGGCCACTGGGACAGGAATTTCTGGTCGCTGAACCGGTGGCACGAGGTCCACCGGCCGGCCCGGGTGTGCGGGTGCGTGGAGTAGCGCACGGTCCGGGTCTCCTGGCCCGTGGTGTCGCCGGCGTAGCCGTCGATCGAGCCGTCCTCGGCGATCCAGGCCTCCGAGACGAGAGGGTCCCCGCCGTCCTCGACAACGATGACCACGTGGCCGACGCCGCCCTCGTTCGCGGCGGAGAGGATCACGTCACCGACGCGGAAGCCCTCGGCCGGGGTGAGGTCGGCGTCGTTCCACGGGACCTCGCTGAATCCACGCAGCTCCATGCCGCCGCGCATGTTCCCGGTCCAGTGGTCGTTGATCTCCAGGAGCGCCTGATGGCCCCACGGCACCCCGTAGGTGTCGTGGAGGCCGTAGCAGATCGCTCCACACACGAGGCTGGAGCAGTCCGCGTTCTGCGGGCTGGACACGTGCCCCGCCCAGTCCGCGTTCGCGTACCAGGACCGCCGCTCAGGCTGGCTGTAGCCGACGTTCTCGCTGTCGCAGATGCGGCGGGCGATGGCGGCGGCGACTGACTGTACTGTCACTTGCTCTCCTTCGTACCGGTTGAGCCCTGGAGCTGCTGCTCCAGGTCACGGGCGCGCTGCTCAGCGACGACTGCGCGCCGGGTCAGCGCCGCGATCTCCAGGGTCAGGGCGTCGATCACGGCCACAGCGTCGACCTGAGGTGCTTGGGGTTCCATAGGTTCTCCTAACGTAGGCTGGAGGGGGGGGGGGGGGGGGGCCCCCCCCGCCCCCCCCTCCCCCACACCACACGCCTCCTCCACCCCCCACGGCCCCACGCAGACGGGGCGGGTCCGGGGCGGGGTGGCGCCCGGCGGTCAGGGGCGGTTGGACCCGTTCTTCCAAGGTGGTCACCATATCAGCGATAAGGGACCCTAATTCTTCCGGTGTGTATTTATGCTTTGTTTGCCGGTTTCGGGAGCGCGGGCGGGGTTCATCGAGGATCTTCACGCGCAACGCTTGCGGTCCGCGGGCGCCGGATGCGAAGTCGAAGTCCACACGTTGACCCCGGTGCAATTCGGTCACACCATGAGGAAGTACGGACTTGCCCACATAGCAGTCTTCGCCATCAGGGTTAGAGATAAAACCAAAGCCACGGTCCGGGTCATACCATTTCACTTTGCCAATAGGCATATCTTTCAAACCTTTCTATTAATACAAAATTTTTTAAAAGAGTTACATGCTATCAGCAGTCATCTTAACGGCAATAACCAACGAGGTGGTTGGTCTAATGGAGATCACAGTAGATTCCTCGGGATTCCTCGATAAAAAGTGTGCGACATAACAGTGAACAAATGGGGGATTTGAATGAATTCTGGTGGCAGCAGATTAGACTGGCAGATAACGGAAAAATAACAACAGACCATGGAGATGTAATATGGATCACATATCTTGCAGTTTTCTATCGTGGCCTGCTAGTTTTATTCCGATCAAGACCACTTTTTGGTAACAACTTGGCTAAAAATGTGACAGAAACGTTATAAACCGTTACTGTTGGGGCCAAGCACTGTTTCAGACCTTCGGTTCGTCTCCGCGAATCCCTATTGCCTTGGACACCGAAACTGAAACGTGAAGTGCGCTTGTGTAATTGGACCATTTCGAGGTGTACCACGAAGGACGCCCACTACTAAAAACATATATAGCAAGGCAAGGGTAAAGCCCACCACAAGCTTTAAACCAGTATGTCTGGTTTTAGCGGCAAACGAGAGGACTAGAACACTCATGGCACGACACGCACGTAAAACTGCATCCAAGTTCGCAAAGTTTGCAGCGTCCACGGTTGCAGTCGGCACGGCCTCTGCAATCTTCAGCCCCGCCGCCCACGCAGCCCCCGACTCTGACTGGGATCGCCTGGCACAATGCGAATCCGGCGGCAACTGGGCCAACAACCCCGGCAACGGCTTCCATGGCGGTTTGCAGTTCACCGCCTCCACTTGGAATGCCCATGGCGGCCAGCAATACGCCCCCTACGCCTACCAGGCCTCTCGTGAGCAACAGATCACCGTCGCCGAGCGTGTGCTTGCCAGCCAAGGCTGGGGCGCCTGGCCGGCTTGTTCCGCCAAATTGGGTCTAAACTCCGCCCCCACTCCTCGGGACACCGTATCGAACGCCCCGAGCCCGGTGCAGCAGGCTGTAGAGAACGCAATCGCTAACGCCCAGAACGATGCCCAGGCCAACACGCTTGCCTCCGACGCTGTTTACAACCTCGTCAAAGATCGTCTCGCTTCCTATGGCATCCAGGTGCCCGGCGAGGTCCACGCCTTCTATACTGCTAACCGTGGTGACTTCAACGCATTCTATACTGCTAACCGGCAAATCATCGACACGGCTGTTAGGGGATAATGGCATAATAGCGCCTGATCAAGCATAAAAATCTCTACCTGCGGGTAGGGATTTTTTGCTTTTCGACGCCCACCGCTGGCACCGCACCGGCCCAAGAATCAGGCCGCTATACTGGTCCAGTATGCCCACCACCCCTTACTGCGCTCACCCCCAGTCTCTCGAACGCCTTATCGATCTCCTCGACCGCCAACGCATTGCCCACACGCCGGTCAATGCCACCGACAATCCTCATGCCAGCAATCAGGAGGTAGCCATCCTCGTCTTACCGGACGACACCACCGCAAGCCTTTACCCCCAACTGCTAGCCGACTTCCCTAACCAGGGCTTTTGGCCCACGCTCGCCCATCCCCAGGATCCGCAAAACCCTTGGTACCCCTGGGTTGATGGCGACCTGGTGGAACCCAGCACTCATCTTATTTTCTCCAACCTGCGCGACTTCTACCGGACTGCCGGCGTCGACTATTTCACCAGACCCACCGCCACCAATCCGCAGCTGCTTACCGACCCGGAATCGCTCACCGACGACGAATGGCTTGAAGAAGAGTTTTGGAACGGGCTCGAATTTCCGCCCCCAACCCCCGATGTCACCACCGCATTCTTCGACTCGCTCAGTCCTATCCCCCACCACACGGCCGTCGCACCCCCGCCAATGCCTGAAGAGCCGGCCGCCGCGTGGTAGTGGCGCCGACGCACCCCCCCGTGGAAAACCGGGTGGCGGAGAAAGCCGGGGGGGACGAGGCACCTGCGGCAGGCGCGGGCGTCGAT